AGCGTTCTTGCTTCAGCGTTGACCAACGCAGCCGAAGTCGCCACCATCAGCGCCACAGCGGCCACGGGCACGATCAACTACGACATCACCACGCAGTCGGTGCTGTACTACACCACGAACGCCTCGGCCAACTGGACGGTGAACTTCCGCGCCAGCAGCGGCACCAGCCTGAACACGGCGATGAGCACGGGGCAGAGCGTGACGGTGGCGTTCCTCGTAACGCAGGGTGCTACAGCGTACTACAACAACGTGGTGCAGGTGGATGGGTCTTCGGTAACACCAAAGTACCAAGGCGGCACGGCATGGGCGGCAGGTAATGCCTCCAGCATCGACGCCTACGTTTACACAATCGTGAAGACCGGCAGTGCTGCGTTTACCGTGTTTGCAAGCCAAACCCAGTTCAAGTGATGGACGTTTCTTACGTTTACTTGCTAGTTGACCCGCGCAACAAGCTACCTTTTTACGTTGGAAAGGGTATGGGTGAGCGTTGCCATTTCCATGTGCAGGAAGCCAAGTATTACGTCAAGCGCAAGTCGCCCAAACTGAACAAGATTCGCAAACTCCTGTCTCTTGGCATGGCTCCTGAAATTGTCAAGGTTGAGGAAAATGTTTCCGACGAGCAAGCCATAGAGTTTGAGTGTCTGCTGATTGCTGAGATGCGCGACCTTGGTATTTTGCTCACCAACATGACAGACGGTGGAGATGGGGCCAAAGGCTACAGGCATACAGAAGAAAACAAGCGTTTGCTGTCTGAAAAGCAAAAGGGGCGTGTATTTGCTGACGAGCATCTTCAAAAGATGCGTAAGCCTAAGTCCGTAGAAGGAAGGGCTGCTATTGCGGCTGCTAGGCTCACAACAAACTACCGCCCGTCTGAGGAAACCAAGCGCAAAACATCGCAGGCTTTGCTTGGTCGTCCTAGTCCGATGATGGGCCGAGTTCATTCTGAAGAGGCTAGGGCGAAGATGAGCGCGGCAGGCAAAGGCAAGCCAAAGCCGAAAGTAGAATGCCATAATTGCAAAAAGTCTGTTGCTGTGAATACTGCAAAGCGCTGGCACTTTGACAACTGCAGGGAGATCCCATGCCACTAATTGAAACTAAGGGCGCTGCGTCTGCTCAAGGCTTTGGTGAGTTTGCAAAAGTTGGTGTAGCAAACTATATAGAAGATTGTTTTTCTGTCTGGCTCTACACAGGCAACGGCTCTACGCAAACCATCACCAACGGGATTGATCTGTCGGGTAAGGGTGGGTTGGTTTGGATTAAAAACAGAAATACCCAAGACTTTGGCAACACTCGCAACCACTGGTTGTTTGATAGCGCAAGAACTGCGGGAAACAGTTTAGCCTCAAATACTACAAGCGCCCAAAATACAGCCTTTGCAGGATTGATTCCTTTTAGTTCAACAGGGTTTTCAATAAATACTAGCGATCCGAATTTGAATGGTACAGGAACCAACCCGTACGACTACGCCTCATGGACTTTCCGCAAGCAGCCCAAGTTCTTTGATGTGGTGACGTATACGGGGAATGGCAGCAACCGCACCATTGCTCACAACCTCGGTTCTGTGCCGGGGTGCATCATTGTCAAGCGCACAGACACTGCCGCTGACTGGCAGGTTTACCACCGCAGCAACGCTAACACTGAATACATGGTGCTGAACAGCACGGCGGCAAAGGCTACAGGCACCACGCGCTGGAACAGCACAACGCCCACCAGCACTGAATTCAGCCTCGGTACTGACACCACGGTCAACGCCTCAGGCGCAACCTACGTCGCCTACCTCTTCGCCCACGATGCAGGCGGCTTCGGCGCGTCTGGCTCGGACAATGTGATTTCGTGTGGGAGTGTTGTGGTTGGAGGTAGCGCCTCAAACATCTCGGCCACTCTGGGGTGGGAGCCACAATATGTCTTGTGGAAAAAGGCCACTGCATCAGGCCCATGGAACATTGTGGACTCAATGAGGGGGAATACCGCGAATGCAAGCGGTGGTAGCAATGTCCTAAATGCTAACGCATCTACCGCAGAAAGCGCTGAAACCCACCTACAACCAACAGCTACTGGCTTCAAATGGGCTGACGGCATCCTTGATATCAACTCAACCTACATCTACATCGCCATCCGCCGTGGCCCGATGAGGACTCCGACGACGGGGACGAGTGTGTTTACGCCGATTGCAAGGACGGGGACTGGTGCTACGGCAACGGTGACGGGCGTTGGGTTTCCGCCAGATTTTGCTCAAATCTTTGGGCGCAATGGCGGCGCAAATTGGGCGCAAATGGACAGGCTTAGAGGTATAAACAAACCGCTAGGGTCAAACCAAACTGCTGCGGAAGATACTGGCACTGATTTTCTAACTGTGTGGGGTATGGACGGAGTTACACTGGGCCCTAATTCTAGAGTCAATCAATCTTCTGGTAGTTTTATTAACCATTTCTTCCGCCGCGCCCCCGGCTTCTTTGATGTGGTGTGCTATACGGGGACGGGGGCGTCTGCAACATTAAATCACAACCTTGGCGTTTCTCCTGAAATGGTCATAGTAAAAGGGAGAACCGTCGTTTCAAACTGGGAAACATATCTGTCATTGCTTGGTGGGACTAGTGGGAACGGATTAGCAATCAATAGCAACGGGGCAAAATCTGGCACACCTCCTGTAAGTTCTGTTACTGCTACGACATTCACACTAAACAATGGCGTTTCAACGACTAATGGTCAAACCTACGTCGCATACCTCTTCGCCACCGTAGCAGGCGTCAGCAAGGTGGGTAGCTACACCGGCACAGGCACCACGCTGCAAGTCAACTGCGGCTTCACTGGTGGTAGCCGGTTCGTCCTCATCAAGCGCACGGACTCAACGGGTGACTGGTACGTATGGGACAGCGCACGCGGCATCGTGGCGGGTAACGACCCATACCTTTTGCTGAACAGCACTGCGGCGGAAGTCACCGGCACAGACTACATTGACACGTTCAGTTCCGGGTTTGAGATCAGCAGCACAGCACCAGCAGCAATCAACGCCAACGGCGGGACGTTCATCTTCTTGGCAATAGCCTGAGGTACATCATGCAAATCAGACTTCGCGCCACAGGCGCAGTGATGCTGGAGGGCGAGTTCCGCTCTTACCAGAAGGCCAACGGTGGCCCGACTTGGGACCGCACCACGGACGAGGTGCTGGAAGCTCTCAACGCCGACCCGGTGTTTGAAGGCCCGCAGGCATCAGGCGGTACGGTCTATCAGTTCTCTATGCCTTCTGGTGTTGAGCAGATTGATGGCAAGTGGTACACCAAGCACATCCTTGGCCCTGTTTTCACAGACACCGAAGATGCCACCGCTGCCGAGCAAGAAGCGGCGTACAAGGCTCAGAAAGACGCCGAGCAGGCCAAGTCTGTGCGTGAAACCCGCAACCAAAAACTCAAGGACACAGACTGGACCCAAGTGGCCGACGCTCCTGTGGACAAAGCCGCATGGGCGGCGTACCGCCAAGCACTGCGAGACATCACTGCACAGGCTGGGTTCCCTTGGGAAGTTCAGTGGCCCACTCAGCCGGAGTAAGCCATGAACTGGGCAGACGTTCTAAAAGCAGTCATACCAATTGTGGTTGCATCTTTGGCGTGGCTGCTCGGGCAGGTGAACTCTTTCTCTGAGCGGCTGACCAAGATCGAAGGCTCCATGCCTGCGCTTATCACGGCCCAAGGTGTGCCAACTGATAGTCCCCTGTCTGCTGAGAAGCGGGCCCTGCTCAAAGAGCAGTTGATGACGCACATCAACGAGCTTCAGGTTAAGGTCAGGCTGCTTGAAGAGCGCGAACGTATCAAAGGAGCCAAGTGATGCTTGAGTCGCTAATCGGTGGTTTGTTCGGCGGTATCCTGCGCCTCGCGCCAGAGGTGTTCAAACTCTTTGATAAGAAAAATGAACGAGCGCATGAGCTTCGCATGGTTGAAGCCGAGATGGAGTTTGCCAAGATCCGTGGTGAGATCGCCATGCGGCAGGTTGAAGCTCAGATGACGATGGCCGAGATGGACACGATGGCCCAGGCGTTCAAGGAGCAGTCCGAGACCGCCAAGAATGCCGGGTGGTTTGTCTCCGCGATCTCAGCGCTGGTGCGCCCGATGGTCAC